GGCAGGTACGCTTATATTGCACCGTTCTACGCACAGGCTAAAAACATCGCTTGGGATTACTTACTCAAGTTTGCAGAGCCAGCTATAGTTAAAGCCAATCAATCTGAGTTATGGGTAGAGTTAGTCAATGGGGCTAAAATCAGGCTATTTGGTGCTGATAACCCTGATGCCTTACGGGGTTTATACCTAGATGGCGTAGTGCTAGATGAGTATGCCGACATGAAACCTAGGCTATGGGGAGAAATTGTGCGTCCCTTATTATCAGATCGGCTCGGCTGGGCTACTTTTATTGGTACTCCTAAAGGCCATAATGCGTTCTACGATATATACAACAATGCTCAAAAAAGCCCTGATTGGTATGTCAAGACCCTCAGAGCCGACCAGTCAGGACTACTGCCTGAAGCTGAATTACTTGATGCACAAGCCACAATGTCTACAAACCAGTACGAACAAGAGTTTCTATGCTCGTTTGAAGCTGCCATATTGGGTGCTTTCTATGGTCAAGAGATGCGTAGAATCACGGACTTAGAGCGTATTACCACCGTAGACTATGACCCTATGTTCCCTTGCCATACAGCTTGGGACTTAGGATTTAACGATTCCACAAGTATTTGGTGGTTTCAGGTGGTTTATGGGGAAATACGGGTACTTGATCACCACTCCAGCAACGGTCAAGCCATACCGTTTTACACCATGCTGCTAGACCAAAAAGAGGATGAGTTTGGGTACAAATATGGCTACCATTACCTGCCGCATGACGCTAGGGCAAAAACACTAGCAAGCGGTGGAAAGAGCATAATCGAGCAGATTTCTGCAAAAATTGACATAAAACATCTAAAAATCGTACCAAATCTGTCATTACAAGACGGAATTCAAGCAACACGACTTGCATTAACTCGTGCTTGGTTTGATAATAGATGTGAAGAAGGCATTGAATGTTTGCGTCAATATCAACGAGAGTGGGATGATGATAAAAAGATATTTAGGGATCGCCCTAAACATGATTGGACAAGCCACTCAGCGGATGCGTTCCGTTATCTCAGCATTGTATGGAAAGACGAAGATAGCCCTATCTTGTTGGATTCAAGAGTTAAAGGCCTTCATGTCGGGCAAACAGAAGTAACCCTAAACGAAATGTGGAAATCTACCCCCAAAATCACGAATACTAGGATATAAGCATGGATCACACTTACGAAGATTGGTATAACTGTATTGCCCAGTACGAGCGTACATTTAAGGAATGGGAAGGCAGAGCCGATAAGATCGTTAAGCGTTACCGTGACGAATCCCGTAGCCGCAACAACCCACAAGCTAAGTTCAATATCTTGTGGAGCAATGTACAAACGATTACCCCAGCGGTATTTGCAAGACTACCAAGACCTGATGTAAGCCGTAGATTCCGTGATAACGACCCTATTGGTCGTGTAGCGTCAATGATGCTAGAACGGGCATTAGAGTACGAAATTGAGCATTATGGTGACTATGCCAGCGCAATGAAGCAATGCGTTCAAGACCGTTTACTTGGTGGGCGTGGTACAGCATGGGTTCGTTACGAGCCACATATTACTGGTGAAGCTGGCGGTATGGGTGAAGGTGCGCCCGAAGATGGCTTCCAAGTTACAGAAGATACAGACGAAGCAGAAACCGAAGGCGGCATTTACCGTGAAGATCAAGAGCGTATTGAGTATGAGTGCGCCCCTGTAGATTATGTTTACTGGCGTGACTTTGGACTTACCGTTGCCCGTACATGGGAAGAAGTAACCGCAGTATGGCGCAAAGTCTATATGGAACGAGCAGCCCTTGTTGAACGCTTTGGCGAAGAACTAGGCGGTAAGATTCCGCTAGATACCAAGCCTGAAACATCTAAGTCATTTAATGAAAAGATGGGCGAAGGTTCACGGGAAGCCCTAATCTATGAGATTTGGGATAAAGCCACAGGTCAAGTCATTTGGCTATCTAAGTCAATGGGTAAGATTCTTGATACCCGTGACGATCCGTTGCAACTGGAAAACTTTTGGCCTTGCCCAAAACCCATGTTCTCTACCCTGACAACAGACAGCCTAATCCCTGTTCCTGACTATGTGCTGTACCAAGACCAAGCAAGGCAGCTAGACACGCTTGCAGACCGTATTGATGGATTTATTCAAGCACTCAAGGTTCGGGGCGTATATGACGCTTCTGAGCCATCTTTACAGCGTTTGTTCACAGAAGGTGAGAACAATACATTGTTACCTGTTAAGAACTACGGTGCATTTAGCGAGAAGGGTGGACTTGTAGGTGCTATTAACCTTGTAGATATTGCCCCAATCGCTCAAGGTCTAAACATGGCTTATCAGGCTATGGAACAAGTTAAGGGTCAAATCTACGAGATTATGGGTATTGCTGATATTCAGCGTGGTCAGACCGATCCAAATGAAACGCTGGGCGCACAGATTATTAAGTCAAATAACGCTTCAGGGCGTTTAAAGACGATGCAGCATGAGGTAGTGAATTTTGCTACTGCCTTGTTACAGATCAAAGCACAGATTATTTGCCAGCACTTTACCGATGACACCATCCTAAAGATTAGTGGTGCAATGCAATTAAGTCAGCAAGATCAACAACTTATCCCACAAGCCTTGCAATTATTGAAGGATGAACCTGCTAAAAACTTCCGTATCGAAGTAACTACGGATTCCATGATTTATCAGGATGAGCAGCAAGAAAAGCAAAACCGCTTGGAGTTCTTGAGCGCAGTTAGCGGATTCTTAAGTCAAGCCGTACCTGCTGCACAATCTACGCCTGAACTGACACCAATGCTAGTAGAGATGCTTAAGTTTGGCGTAACCGCATTTAAGGCTGGTAAAGGACTAGAAGGATTGATTGACGAAACAGCAGATAAGTTCCGTCAGCAAGCCAAGGCAGCAGAAGGTCAACCCAAGCCACCATCACCTGAACAGCAGAAGATGGAAATGCAAATGCAGATGGAACAAGCCAAGATGCAAGCCCAAGCACAGTCTAAACAGGCTGAAATGCAGATGGAAATGCAGATGGAGCAGCAAAAGATGCAGATGCAGATGGAATTGGAGAAGGCTAAACAAGAGTACCAAGCCCAAGAGAACCAGCTTAAATTCCAACTGGAAGAACAGCGCAATATGATGGATCGTGAGATGGAAGTCAAAGTCGCACAAATGAAAATGATGACTGAGCGCAATACCCAAGTCTTATTGGCACACATTAATAACGGGGCTAAGATCGAGGTTGCCCGTATTGGTTCAGACGATTCCGATGGCGCAATGGCTTATGCTAATGAGCAAGATATGGCACAAGCTATGCAAAATCCTATGGAAACCGTAGCCAATGCAATCAACAACAATAGCAACCAAATGGCTATGATGCTAGGCGAAATGATGAATAAAATGAGCCAACCTAAGACAGTTATTCGTGGCCCTGACGGTAAAATCCAAGGTGTTCAATAATGCCAATAACAGTTAAACACAGTAAAGTCAGCACAATTCCTGATGATGCGGACACCAGTTTAGTACGCCCTAGTGATTGGAACGCTGACCATACCTTAGTTGGTCTTGGCACAATGGCAGAGCAAAATGCCAACGCAGTAGCCATCACAGGCGGCACTATTAATGGCACTACTATTGGTGCTACTACCCCATCTACTGTAAACGCTACTACGATTACAGGACAGACAGGAGTGTTAAGGGGTACTGGGCAGAATTTTATTATTAGAAGCACAGATTTAACAAATGCGGCATGGACTAGCGTTAATTTAGGTAGCGTAACTGGTGGTCAAGCAGACCCATTTGGCGGCACAACTGCTGCATTAATAAATGAAGGAACTGCTACCAACTTTCATTATTTAAGTATAAATCCTTCTGTTTCCAGTAACACATATACATTAAGCGTTTATGCCAAAGCTGGAACTTCAAATTTTATTGGTATATTTGCAACAGTTATAAATCAAGGTGCAATATTTAATTTAACAACAGGTGCATTTACAGGAAATTATATTGGAGCACCAGTTTCTTATACTTCAACAAACACAGGATTGCCAGCTGGTTGGTGGCGAGTATCTATTGTTGTAACTGGGGCATTTGGTGTTGGTATTGCAACTTCTTCAAATGGAACAGCAACTAGCTATACAGGAACAAGTCAAACAGTTACAGTAGCCGCACCACAGCTTGAAATCGGTAGCACATTAAACACCTACATCCCCACAACCACTACAGCAGTCTATGGAACTCCTACCCTATCCTTTAGTGGAGTATCTGAAATAGGTTTACTGTCTAATGGTGCATTGTATTTACAACCAGCAGGAACAGGCGCATTACAAGCACAAGCTACTACATCTACTACAGCAGGTGGTAATGCTAGGGGTGCTAATGCTGTTGATTGGCAGACATTAAGAGGTGCGGCTTCACAAGTAGCTGGTAGTTCGTATTCAACAATAGCTGGCGGTCAGCGTAATACCGCTGGTACTGGTGCGTTTGTTGGGGGTGGGTATCAAAATAACTGTACTGCATATGAAAGTGTAATTGTTGGTGGAAGTTCAAACACATCAAATAACTTTCAAAGTTTTACTGGTGCTGGCTCAAGCAACACAAATAACGGTACTTTGTCTGTTATTGTAGGTGGTTCTGGTAATACTTCGAATGGTTATTACAACTTTATTGGTGGTGGATTTACTAATAGTGGAACTTCGGCAACTGCCGTAACCACTCAAAGCGGCACAATGAACGGAACTACAGCCGTAACGCTGTCAGGCTCAAACGCAAATATTAAAGTTGGTCAGTTAATAACAGGCACTTCAATATCTTTTCCAAACACCTATGTAGCCGCCATATCAGGAACAAGCCTTACCCTTTCCCAAAACGCATCAGGTTCATCTACAAGCACTCTAACCTTTTATACTCCTCACGGTGTTGTAGTCGGTGGCGGTAACAATCAGGCAACTGGCTCATATAGCTTCATTGGAGGCGGTGGCGATGCTGGAACAGCAGCAAACCGAAACGTAGCTAGTGGCGATTGGAGTTTTGTTGGTGGCGGTAGAAAAAACACAGCTAGTGGTGCTGGTTCTGTTGTTAGTGGAGGTGGTACAGACGGCACAAATACTTTTGCAAACTTAGCAAGCGGTATAACAGCTTTCATTGGTGGTGGTTGGAATAATACTGCTGGCGGTCAATTATCAACAATTGCTGGTGGTACATCTAATAATTCATCTGCTGGTAGTTCATTTATAGGCGGTGGTGATAATCATGCCGCTAGTGGTGGAAATTCTGCAATTATGGGTGGTAGGCGTGGCACAACTAGAAGTATTACTGGTTATCATGCTTTTCCTGCTTGTTTTGACCCTCTCGGTTCAACAGCAGGAGCATCTCAAGCCGCTTTACTTGTTCTTGCTATACAAACAACCGATGCTACAGCTACAGCACTATCTTCAGCTAATTCTGCGGCAGGCTCAACAAACCAAGTAATACTACCTAACAACTCTGCTTACTTCTTTACTGGAGAAGTCATATCAGGAGTAACTGGCGGTGGTAACACTAAAGGCTGGACTATTGAGGGTGTAATTAAACGAGGTGCTAATGCGGCATCTACGGCTTTAGTCGGAACACCTACAGTAACCTCTACCTATGCTGATGCTGGGGCGGCAACATGGGCTATTGCAGTAACAGCCGATACTACTAACGGTGGTTTAAGAGTTACTTTTACAGGGCAAGCGGCAACGACTATTAGAACAGTTTGCCAAATCCGCACAACCGAAATGACTTTCTAAGGAGATTTACATGGCACTAAAACTAGCAGTTGAAACCCAATTTGGCGTACCAGCCCCCGAAGCCTACGCTCGAATTACTAACTTCTTTGGTACAAAAGACCAAATCCAAGTTCAAGTTGCAATCTATTACAACGAAGATGCAAGGCATGGCAACATGGCTACAGTCAAAGAAAACGCACATTACATCGGTATGGAAGATTTAAAGGGTGATTTAATCCCTGCAATCTACGAGGTTCTAAAGACTTTTAGCGATTACGCTGGTGCTGAGGACTGCTAATTGTTTCAAACCGCTTTTCAAGCTAATGCGTTCCAAAACAACGCATTTCAAATCAATGTTGAACCCGCAGGTGGGGATGATGGCGGGCATTGGACACCTGAAGAACTAAAGCGGATTCAAAAGCTACAGCAAAAGATTGGTGAACGGCAGCGTTTATTAGAGAAGGCCACCAAAGATGCTAATGCCTCACGCAAGCAAGCATTTAAAGATTTAATTGATCCTGTTGCTAAAGTTAAGCAACCTAAAGTACAATCCAAACAAGAGGTTAAGGCTGATATACCGTTAGCTGCGACAGAAGATTTACAACGGTCTATAAGCTACCTTGAAGCACAACGGGATAACATCCTTGCGGCAGTAGCTTACAGAAACCAGCAATATCTCATAAAAGAGCAATTGCGAGTAATGGAAGCCCAACGCCTAGAGGAACTAGACGATGAGGCAGCATTATTACTATTGATATAAGTGCAGACGCACAATATAAACTAGCTTACGAACACCTACACGCTGGCAGATACGAAGCTGGCTTTAGGGGGTTTGAATACCGCTGGCATCCTGACATCATTGCCAAACAAGCCCAGCCTTACGCCCCTGCCTTAAAAATGCCTGTATGGCGTGGCGAGCCTTTAATCGGCAAGTCGATCACCGTACAGATGGAACAAGGCTTTGGTGACATTATTATGTTTGCCCGTTTTCTACCTGCTTTAAAGGCTTTAGGGGCAAAACAGGTCGTAGTCCTACAGGAAGGCACATTGCACCACCTTTTAGGGCAAATCCACGCTGTAGATGTGTTCAGCAACGATTTAACGCAAGGTGCGGCTATTGAATCTGATTACTGGATTGGTTCAATGTCGTTGCCGTACTACATTTCGCTACAGCATCCCATAGTCAAGGCGATGTTTCCTGTAACACGCAAGAAAATTGTAGGTTCAGAAGGCTATTTACACGCTATTCCAAGCAACATTCCACCTAAGATCGGGGTAAATTGGGAAGCATCTAAGCAAACCTTGTACTACATTAAGTCAATTGCCAATGAGCATATGGCTGAATTGGTCGGAGATGACGCATATTCGCTAAATCCTAACTCTGATGGGCTATTTCACCCACTTCCCAACGATGGCTGGAAGAAAAACTGGGTACAAACCGCATCCCACATCAAAGCCATGAAAGGAATCGTGACTGTAGACACGGGAACAGCCCATCTTGCTGGTGCTTTAGGCGTGAAATGCGTAGTTTTGCTTCCAAAAGAAGAATTTGTATGCTGGCGGTGGAAAAATGCCCGTTGGTACGACAGTATTTGCCTACTTAGACCCAATGAATACGACCAATTACCCGAAATCATAAGGAGAATGTAATGATTTGCCCGAATTGCGGATATTTCCAACAAAATCATGTTGAAGTTAAGCAAACTGACGAGGAATTCTTCCTAGAATGGTGGACACCTACCATTGGTGAAGAAGCCGCCAAAGCATCATGGCAAGACAAGGTAGCCATGAAGTCTAGGGAAGCCCCTATGGTGATGCCTGACATTGCAGGTCACATAAGCATGGCTGACGGTACATGGGTAGGCAGCCGATCCGCACACCGTGAGAACTTAAAGCGTAACAATTGCGTTGAAATAGGCGATGCTGTGCCAATGCAGCAAAAAGCACCTGAATTTAGCCGCAAAGAGCAGGAAGCCCGTAAACGGCAGATTGCTGAGATTGCTTACTCCAAACTTTCTTACCGATAGGAACAACCATGTCAGATGACCGCAGAGAATTACTTGAAGCAGCTTTAGACCAAGCCGAAGAAGGCACACTTGAAACCCCTGTAGAAAAGGAGATTGAAGTAAATGACGATCCAATCCAAGCCGAAAACGAAGAAACCAGCGTTGAAGAAAGCAACGACCGTGACGAAAAGGGTCGTTTCAAGAGCCAAGAAGTCAGTTCCAGTCAAGATAGTGCTGAAGAATCTGACGTGGTGGCAGAAGCTAGTGATGTTCCTGACGAGGAAATAAAACGCCCTACTACTTGGAAAAAAGAGTATGTAGAAGTATGGAACAAGATGCAAGAAGGCAAACCGCTAGATAAGGCAGAGTTTGCTAAGTTTGCTGAATACGCCAACCAACGGGAATCCGAGTACAAAAAGGGCGTTTCTGCCTATAAAGCAGAAGCCGACAATGCACGGCAATTAACCGAAGCCATTGGTCAATTTACCCCTGAATTGCAAAAACACGGTATTCACCCAGTCGCTTGGATCAATAATTTAGGCAGGGCGCACTACACTTTAGCTAATGGAACTTACGAACAAAAGCTAAATGCTTTCAATAGACTAGCGCAAGATTATGGAATACAATTAAATCAAGATGCACTTCAGATGCCTGAACAGGCGTATGTTGATCCGTACCAGCAACAGTTAATGCAGCAACTTCAAGCAACACAGCAACAAGTTGCCCAACTGTCAGCAATACGGGAGCAAGAAGAAAATGCTCGATTGAGTAATGAAATCAGTCGGGTAAGTAGTGACAAAGAGCGGTTTCCGCACTTTGACATGGTAAGGGAAGATATGGCTCAATTACTTGAGCGAGGTTTAGCCCCAAACCTAGAAACGGCTTATGCCAAAGCGGTGCGTATGAATGACGAAGCGTACAAACTGGAACAGGACAAACTCCTGCGTTCAGCTAATACCCAAGCGTCAAAGGCACAGCAAGTAGCTAAAGCTAAAGCAACTGCTGTTAGTCCACGATCCGTTACTCCTAGCGGTCAAGTGTCTAAATCAGATGCAAAGGATAGACGATCTTTGTTGTTAGCTTCTTTAGCTGATGCCGAAGGTGGTCGGGTTTAACTTAATCAATTAAAGGAAATATCATGGCATTCGCAAATAGCGCAATCACCGATATTATCGCTACTACCATTCAAAGTCGTAGCGGAGTATTGGCAGATAACTTAACAGAAAACAATGCAATTCTTCAGCGTCTTAACTCAAAGGGCAATGTACGGCCTTTCTCAGGTGGTAATGTAATCCTTAACTAAAAATGGGGTCACTCTACAGTCGAATGTAGATGTGAGAA